TATTATCTATCGTGTCCAACGTGCGCCAGAGCGCAGAGTATTCTACGTTGATGTGGGCAACATGCCTTCACACCTTGCTATGCAGTTTGTGGAGCGTGTTAAAACGGAAATACACCAAAGACGTATCCCATCGCAGACAGGTGGTGGTCAAAATGTCATAGACTCATCATACAATCCACTGTCAATTAACGAAGACTACTTCTTCCCACAAACCGCAGAAGGACGTGGATCAAAAGTTGAAACTCTACCAGGTGGCACTAACTTAGGAGAGATTGATGACTTACGCTACTTCACTAATAAACTTGTCCGAGGTTTACGCATACCTAGCTCGTACTTACCAACTGGAGCAGATGATTCGGCTTCACAATATAATGACGGGCGTGTTGGTACTGCATACATTCAAGAACTTAGGTTTAACACCTATTGCGAAAGATTACAAAATCTAGTTGTAGAAGAATTTAGCCAAGAATTTAAACGTTATTTGTTGGAAAAAGGGATTAACATTGATACAGCAATGTTTGATCTTAGATTTCAACCACCACAAAACTTTGCTGCATATCGTCAAAGCGAAATTGATAATGCTCGTGTACCAACTTACACACAAATGGCAGCAATACCTTATATGTCAAATCGTTTTGCACTAAAACGATTCTTAGGTTTAACAGAAGAGGAGATTGCAGAGAACGAACGTCTATGGAGAGAAGAAAATGATGAAAACTTAACTCCACTACCTGGAGACGCTGCTGCCGAACTTAGAGGCGGCGGATTATCAAGCGCATCACTTGGCGACGACCTTGGCGGTGTAGAAGACGAGGCAATGGCAGAACCAACCCCAACTGACGGCGGCGCAGGCGCAGGTCCTGAAACTGCAACCGATCAACCTATTGGTGGTGCAGGCGGTGCTGCAACCGATCAAACTGTATAAATACTAACATGATACTGAGAGAATTATTTTATTTTGACAAAGAGACTATCGAACCTGTAGATGATAAACGCTACGAGGCCGATTCAGACGACTCTGTTGTTAAAAAAGATGATACTCGCAAAACACGACTAACACTTCGTCAGATAAACCGTATAAGAAAAGCATCTGAACTACATAATGAAGAGCAAGCAAAAGATCTTGAATTCATTAAACAGATGTACGGTATCGCTGCAAATGCAGAGGCTGGCGGAGTATGATAGTTGGCTAAGTTAGATAAAACCCAATTCACAAAAGAGCAATGGCGAAAAATAAGAGCTGAACGCCGGCAACAAAAAGAACACGATCGAAGAATAAAATCTTTGCAAGTGTCTGCAAAAAAATCTGCAACTAAAACTAAAAAACCGCCAATACAAATATCTGAAGGCTTCCGTCCTAGACCAAAAAACGAAGTTGCTTTTGTTTTAGGAAACGGAACTAGCAGAACTCCAATACCTCTAGAATCATTAAAAGACAAAGGAACTACCTACGGATGTAATGCATTATATAGAGAATTTGAACCAGACTATCTTGTAGCAGTTGATACAAAAATGGTCATTGAAATTAATAAACACAATTACCAAAAAACACACGAAGTTTGGACTAATCCTAACAAAGCATATAATAATTTTACTGGATTTAATTTTTTTAGTCCTAGCAAAGGATGGAGTTCGGGACCTACTGCATTGCACTTAGCAAGCGAACATAAAAATAATGAAATATACATACTAGGTTTTGATTATGTTGGATTAGAAAATAATAAAATTGTAAACAACATATATGCAGGAACTTATAATTACAAAAAAACACATGACGGTGCAACTTATCACGGAAATTGGCTTAAACAAACGTGCATAACAATACAGAAATTTCCAAAAAAGAGATATATAAGAGTGTTAGGAGAACCGAATCATATACCAAAAGAGTTTGCTAACTTAACAAATCTAGAACATATTTCAGTTGAAGAATTTATGAAAATCTTCAACATTTTGTAATATACACATAAAATGGTTCGTTTTGAGCCTATTTCCTCTATATCTACGTACTTTTCTATAAATAATATATGACAGCCCACGCCCTGAGTGGCGTTTACATTTATATAGGAGAGTAAAATGGCAGATCGCAATAAATTTGAAGAAATGCTTGAGCGTCTCATCAATGAAGATAGAGAAGGCGCCGAAGAGCTATTCCACGAGATTGTGGTAGAAAAATCAAGAGACATTTATGAGTCACTACTAGAAGACGAAGCAGAAGTTGAAGAAACAACTGACGAAGAAGTTGAAGAAACAACTGACGAAGAAGTTGATGAAGCATCTGATGAAGAAGTTGATGAAGCAAGTGACGAAGAAGTAGACGAAGCATCCGATGAAGAAGTGGAAGAAGACTTCGATCTAGGTGAATTTGAAGTTGAAGCCGATGATGAACCAGAAATGGACATGGACATGGGTGACGACGAAGGTGAAGAAGGCGACGAAGGTGAAGAAGGTGACATGGAGGACCGTGTTGAAGACCTAGAAGATGCGCTAGAAGACCTAAAAGCAGAATTTGAAAAAATGATGGCAGGCGACGAAGGCGACGAAGGCGATGATGACATGGGCGGCGATGCTGCTGATGACATGATGGGCGACGTTGAGCCAGAAGAAGCATATGCATTTGAGTCAGACGAAGAAGTCGAAGAAGCATCAGACGAAGAAGTCGAAGAGTCAAAGCAGCCAAAAAGCGCAGGCGAACAAATGCGTGAATATGTAGAAAAAGTATCAGCAACAATGGGCGACAATGGCGCAAACGCTAAATCACCAGTTGCAGGTGCTAACAATATGGGCGGAACCGCAGCAAACATTGCAAAAGGTGGTGAAGCCGATACAGGCGGAACAGGTGCTGGAGCAGCAAAAGAAGACAGCGCAGGTAACGTCAACGTACCAGGCGGCAAAGCAGCCAAAAGCCTAAAAGGTCAACCAGGCCATGGCGCAGAGAAAAAAGGCAAGCCTGAGACTGCTGATAACAAGAAGTCTACACTAGGCTCTTAAGCAGTATAATATAAGGAAGTTTGAATGAGAAACTTACGAGAGCATTTGACATTCGACCAAGCCAAAATGGTGGTTGAAAACGCTAACGAAGGCAAAGATCTTTTTATGAAAGGTATTTGCATTCAAGGCGGAGTACGCAACGCTAACCAGCGAGTGTATCCTGTAAATGAAATTGGCAGGGCTGTCAAAACTCTCAATGATCAGATAAGCGGAGGTTACAGTGTTCTCGGCGAAGTAGATCATCCAGAAGGCCTTAACATTAACCTAGACCGTGTATCACACATGATTACAGAAATGTGGATGGATGATGCAAACGGTTATGGTAAACTTAAAATTTTACCTACTCCGATGGGACAACTAGTTAAAACAATGCTAGAAAGCGGCGTTAAACTAGGCGTTTCATCAAGAGGTAGCGGAAATGTTTCAGAAGACGGTAGCAATACCGTCTCTGATTTTGAAATAATCACCGTGGACGTTGTGGCACAGCCAAGCGCTCCTGGTGCATATCCTACACCAATTTATGAACACTTAATGAATGCTCGTGGAGGATACAAGGCATATGAACTAGCACAGGCAACAAAACATGACACTAAGGCACAAAAGTATCTAAAGGAATCGTTGATGAACATCATCAACAGACTCCAATAACAAGGAGAACGCAATGATAGATGCACTAAAAACACTTTTCGAAAACGATGTAGTTTCTGAAGACGTGCGTCATGAAATTGAAGAAGCTTGGAATAAAAAAATCAAAGAGAACAAGCAGGCAGCGACTGCTGAACTCAGAGAAGAATTTGCTAAAAAATACGAGCATGATAAGTCAGTAATGGTTGAAGCGATCGATGCAATGATTTCAGAGCGTTTAGCTGAAGAAATTGCAGAGTTTGCAGAAGATCGTAAACAATTGGCGGAAGCAAAAGCACATTATACTATGAAAATGCGTGAAAACGCAAAGTTAATGCAGCGTTTTGTTACAGACACGCTTGGCAAAGAAATTTCCGAACTTCATGAAGATCAAAAAGCAATAGCTGGAAAGTTTGAAATGCTTGAAAGTTTTGTTGTTGATGCACTTGCAAAAGAAATTGCTGAGTTCCACGAGGACAAGAAAGACCTTGCTGAAACAAAAGTAAAATTAGTTAAAGAAGCAAAAACAAAATTTGCTGAAATTAAGAAAACTTTTGTAGAGTCTAGTGCAGAAAAAGTATCTGATCTTGTTGGCAAAAATCTTAAAAGAGAAATTAGTCAACTTAAAGAAGATATTGAAGAAGCACGTAGAAACGACTTTGGTCGTAAACTATTCGAAGCATTCGCTAACGAATACGCAACTAGCCACTTAAATGAAAAATCAGAATCTGCAAAACTTCTAAAAGTTGTTGATCTTAAGAACAAACAACTAGCAGAAGCAGAAGCAAAAGCGGCTAAGATAAAACAATTGGCAGAAAGTAAAGAAGCTGAAATTAATAAAATGAAAGCAATTACTGAGCGTCAAAATACTATCAATGACCTTATTGCTCCTTTAAGCAAAGGACAAAAGGACATAATGATTGATTTACTTGAATCGGTTCAAACAAACAGACTACGTTCTGCGTTTGATAAGTATCTACCGGCCGTTATCGACGGTAAGACACCGGCAAAGAAGGCAACACTTACAGAAGGCAAAGAAGTAACAGGCAACCGTGACGAAATGTCACAATCTAACGTTAGTAGTAAAGCAGATGACAATGTTTATGACATCCGTCGTCTTGCTGGTTTAAATTAAGGAGAATCAAATGTCAGAACTACTAGAAAGTCGCTGGCAGGATACGAAGACAGCACTTCTTGAAGGCCTTCAAGGCAACAAAAAGTCAGTTATGGCGGCAACACTAGAAAATACTCGCAAGTATTTGAGTGAAACTGCTTCAGCTGGTGCTACTTCTGCCGGTAACGTAGCAACTCTAAATCGTGTGATCCTTCCAGTGATCAGACGTGTAATGCCAACAGTCATCGCGAACGAGATTGTAGGCGTACAACCAATGACTGGTCCAGTTGGTCAAATTCACACACTACGTGTTCG